ACTATATGCATTAACATTTTCTCTAGTGTTAATTTCATATTGGTCATTCTTCATCTGCCAGATATTATTCTTACCTCTCCAATCAGTAGCTCTCTGGGCTACTTCTCTTTTATACCTATTTTTTTCAGCTTGAAACGCTGACTTTCCTGTACACACGGCAAAACTCGATAAAGGATAAATTGTTAGGTCCGTGTCTTACTTCACGTAAGAACTTAAAACCTAGAAATTTGAGAAGTTTGAGGTGAACTTTGTTTCGTTTATCAACAACATTCCACAACAACTTCTCTCTTCTGCTTTCAATAAACCTCTTAGATTCACGAGCAAAAGTATGTGGATATTTTTCTATTTCTGGTGTGCATAACATCCAGATCATCCCATCTTTAGGATCAACTCCAGCCATTCCAGCAGTCCTGCCGCTAGGCATTGTAAAGTACACACAGGAGTCGTTCTGAGCAGCCCAAATAAGGTGTTCCATAGGATCTAGCCCATGTCCCTCTTCGACCTCTCTACGGTCATCTGGACGTAAATTAGAGGCTACATATTTAGCAGCCTCAATTGTTATTGGGTGAATTATTTTAGACATTAAAAGTAATTGAAATTAATAACTATTCTTCTTTCGTTACCTTCAGTATGAGTAGTTCCACTATGCTTCCTAGAGCCATCAAAAATGACAAGTCTATTCTCTATGCAATCTACTGATTCATGTGGATCTTCAAATACTGTAGGACCATCAGTAGTTGTGCAATAAAAGATAGCTGTTTTAGCATGTTTAATTCTTTCATCACTATGTTTACCATAGTCCTGATGATAGCCATATACTCTGTATTCTTGTTTCTTCCAAGTACAATTAATCTTAATTCGATACCAACTAACAGCGTCTAATGTCTTATTGAACAGGGTGTATAAAGTAACGAAATGCTCTTTCTGTTTAGGCTCATGACCTTGGTAGATCATGGATACTAAAGTATCAGTTCCATCATCTTTGAATACTTTCTGCGGAGACCAACCCCAAGAAAGATCTTTGTTATAAACTAATCGTTTCTTTATTAATTCAAAGTCTTGTTCAGATAATACATTATCTATAATTTTCATACACTTCTATAAAACATTGGTGAATAATCACCCTCAAAAGATACTGATCTTATGGTTGCTGGAGCAGGGTGAGTGGATTTAATAGTAAGATCTACATTTGTATTCTTTTCATACACAGGTATTGTTCGTATGTCTTCTGCTAATAAAGGTGATCTAGTTGCAAGATATTCATCAGCTGGATTAGATTCGTAAGTATCTGTGAAATCATCTTTACCAACTCTAGTTAGTGTTGATTGATACCTACCTACCTTTCCAAATGCTATTTTTATACGATGTAAAACCAATGAAGAGTTAACATCACCAACAGTAAATTCACCTTCTCTTTTTGAGATATAGAATCTAGGGAAATCTACTTGGTAGTTAAATGAATAACCTGCATTAATACTTCCAGTCCAGCTTCCATCAGCTGTAAGTGTAGTACCATCAATTGTTGGCTCAGTAAAATACTTACCATTAATACCACTTAAAACTAATACACCGTTTGCTGGATTATAACCAAGCCAATCTTGGTTAGTCCAAGTTGTTTTTCTTGTAGTTGAATCATAAACACCACCAGAAAGTTCAATATTATTATCTAAATGAGTTTGATATGTAGTATCAAGTAGGGATTCATTTGGATCATCATCTGAAAATACTAAGTTTATTTTTTGCAAATAATCTTTATCATCTAAGAAATAATATTCATCACCTACAATAAAGTGATGCTTTATTCCAGTTGGTAGCTGCCATTTAAACCATGATGACTGTATTCTTTCATTACCTACATTGATGTATTTATAACCAATGACAGTATCACTTGCTTTTTTACCAAATAGAACAAGACCATTCTCTCTCGAATTAGCTATTAAATTTATATCTTTATCAAGTAATTGTGGAACGACTTTTGACTGATTGACAATATCTGGTTCACCTACAGAAGCTATATTTGCAGCTTCGAAAAACTTACTATATTTACCACTACTATCTAAGAAACCTATAGTTTTCCCTAATGATATAGGTGATGCATTCTTGTTATAATTATAAGTAGCTACACTTGATAGCTTTGCAGTTTCAGGTGTAAGTATTGAATCGTCAGTAGTTAATAAGAATTGTTGATCTGTACTAAATACAAGTAGTCCATTATTAATTTGAATACCATCAACAAGTTTTGAAGGAAAACTAGAACTACATGCTATATCTATTCTATCTTTAGGACTTACAGCTAGGGCAGTAGTATTCCAGAAGTTATAAAAGTCTCCAGATTGAGAACATATAACATTCTCTCCACTTAGTATGACTAACCTATTTCTCCAAAATAGTATCTTACTTATTGTTTGATCGATAAAACTTGGATAAGGATTAGTTGTATCATCCCCTACTATTCTTTCTGCCCAATCAATTCTATCGACTGTAAAAGTATTCGCATCTGTACGTTGGATACTAAGAGGCATGCAGTCATAAGTGAATCTTGAATTAATACCTGGTTCTGGACACTCAACCCACGTACCTTTACCATCTGTGCCTCCGTCTCCTTCAAACCTTAAGTAGTAGTCATCTTCTTCTGATTCATTACTATTATTTATTTTAACTATATAACCATGCCTACATTGAGTTGGTAATTCACTAATATCATTAGCAGTGTTAGTTATTACTTTCATCAAATCGTTTTCAATGATTTGAACATTGAATGGATAAACACTTTCTATATAAAGACCATTACCAATTATCTCTGCACTAAGACGAGACATTGGATTTACTTCTTCTCTTATACCACCTAAAATAGTTGCAGCTGTAACTGCTGTATCAGAATCAAAAGGTGTTGGCATTGGTCTACATAAACCATCACTTGCTACGCTATTAAGATCTGCAGAGTACCTGACAGTCTCGTGCTGCACGACTTTAATTTCATACCTATAACCGCTTACAGTGACTAGAAATGTATCACCAGTTGACCATCCCCTACCACCATGTAGTAGTACAAGGTCTTCTATATAGCTACAACCGTAATCAGCAGTAGTGTGTGAAGTAGCACCATCATCTGTAGAAGTATCATAAGAAGTTGACTGACCTTGTTGTCCTCTAACGGTAAGTCTAAATATTAGGTTTGCTTTCGAACCACTATTGCAAACAAAAACCTCCGAACCTATACCTGGACAATGACCTGTATTTGGTGCTCCTTGAGCAGGTCTATCATTTACTCCTGTTGCAGTAGAACTGATCCGTATCCTAGTAGCTGTTGTGTATGAACGGACATTATCACTGTTATCAGTTATATTAAGTGCATACTGTCTTCCGTTCTCTGTTTTAAGTAACTCAACAAATGCTGTATAGTTTGCTGTACTGCTCTGAGTAGTACCAGCTTTTGTTATTGTTTTATTTTTATTTGTAACTATTGTCGTGTCATTAATCGTAAGGAAATCTAAGTCACTACTAGTTAAGTAAGTTTTAAGTTTTGTTTGTGTAGCACTATTAGTTGATCCCCAGGAAATATCCATACGTTTCCCATCTGAACATCTCCAAATTTTCACCTCTCCATTCGTTGTGTTGACGTGTCCAATATAAGAACCTTCATCCTCATCTCTATAGTAATGAAAGTAACTAGCTGTTGAAGATACACCTTTTAAAGTACCTTCATTAGTACTATGAGATCTATCTCCATCACTTATGTCTGCAGTATTTATCCTTAAACTTCCAGGTCTCTTATATAAACCATAGGTAATGTCAGGTACTCCATTAAGAATATTATTTACCTGACCTAAGTTCTTTTTAAAATCAGGTTGTTCAGATATACCACCATGATAATTAGGTATTGTTTGTGTTATCCCACTCATCTTGCTAATGCTCTCCAAGGTTGATAGGTTTGATAAACTTGATTATCTGTAAAACCAAGCATGGAGTGGTTTCCTTGGTTACATTCGTATTCAATACAAGCTGCTCTTGCTTGTGCTTCTTGTTGAGAAAGTAATTGAACTAATTGTGGATTAGCTATTAACTGTGTAGCAGCTCTAGTTGATGCTTTGTATATAACATATCTTCTAAATACTGGAGGTATATTTTCAAACTCATATAAGTAGACAACATCGCAATCTATATCATTTGTAAATTCATAAGTATGATCAATTTTATCCCAAAGCTTTCCATCTTTTTTGATTGTATCGAAAGTCTTATCACCCCATCCATCTGTAACGTCTAGTCTTAGTACATTACTTGGTACACTGATATACTTTGTTGTGGGATCAGGTGTAAAGGTAACATGCTTTTCACTATTGAAATGCCAACCTTCACTTTGAATATCTATATTGCATTCAGTAAGTATATTGTAGATATATGAAATCTCTGGGTTGGTACTTATTAAAGAACCTGTAGTTGTATCTTTTAATTGGGTGATTGGAGATTGACCGATGGCTCCCAGTATAGAATTGACTGCGGATAATTCGGTATCGAGTTCATTTGTTTTGGTAGCCATGAAATTTTTTCAGTAAAAAAAAAGGGAGCCATAAAGACTCCCATTGAATGTATAAATAATTAAGATATGTTTGCTGGGTATGTAGTACCAAAGGCTGAACCTGCAGTACTTGTAGCATGTAGCTCAACACAAGCAGCTGGATTCAAGAAGTCGGCTCCCATAGCCATGCGACCTAAGATCACATCACCTTGGTAAATCACTGAAACATCGCCAGAAGTTACCTGTACTTGTGGACCGATAGCTTCTACAACACCTGCAGCTTCACGCTGGAAGATTAAACCACATGAAGTGTTGAAATCTGATGCTGAACCATAGTTATTGTTAACACCATCGTCTGTACCAGAGATAGCAGAATCTACAGCAGGGTTAACGAAAGAACCTGTATTGCCTGGATCAGCAGGACCATCAGTTTCTCCATATTTAACACCAGCTCTACCAAGGAATGGTATGTTCATAGATTTGAAGATCTTGATGCCTGCAATCTCTACGATTCCATTACCTTTCTGACGTGCTGAACCTTGCTCATCACGATTTATAAGACCATTATCTCCTACCTGTTGGATTAGTTCGTAGTACTGTCTTGGAGAAAGTACACCAACTCTTCCTTCTGTGCTTACACCTTTCTCATCAAGAGCAGCAGCTGCATCATAGAAAGCGTTAACAAGTTTAGTTGCATCCCAAGCATCTGATGTTGCACCAGTACTTGTACCAACTTGAACTTGTGTTCCACCTGGTTCTACGAAGTTTGTTTTAGCTACAGGACTTGCTTGACGAGCACCTTTAGCAATTGCTCTGAAGATTAATCTGTCATACTTCTCAGCTAGAGCATAACCAATCTTCTTAGAGATCTCTCCACGAAGCTCATAATGAGCAAGTGTCTCATCTAGCTCATACACGAATGCTGAACTGATAAGTAGATCATCAATTGTTATAGTTTTTTCTGCTATTGGTGGTGCACCGTCAGAGTTACCGAGGATGCTTCTACCTGGAACATGGTACTCAGCAGTTGTGCGACCTGTATAGATAAACTGTAAAGACTTACCGTTTTTAAGGGTACGCTTAGTAACTAGGTCTCTTGCAATTGTATTGTTCTGGAAACCTTTAAACATCTCACCTGAGAACAGCTTGAGATATAAGGCTCTTTTATCACCCGAACCATTAGTCTGACCCAGTTGGGTAAGATCAGCTAACGGCTCATTACTATTTTGATGTGCCATTTATATGTATTTTAAAATGTATTGAATGTATATTTCTCCTTGCTAGCAAATTAAAACGTTTGTTTTTGTGGTCTATCCCACCGTCTAGACGGCTAATAGGTATCCTGCGTACAGGGCTAAAAGCCAAATTAGTCAGAGATCCGACACTGAGGTGTCTCTGACCTATGGTATTGGAGGTGTGCTCCTTCTACTAAAATAAAAAAGGATAGCAGTCCGAAGACTACTACCCATAATTCATTAATTCTTTTCACTAGGTTTAGTTTCTTCTTTATGTTCTTCCGGTTTATTGTGATGTGCGTCTGTCTGAAGACTATACGATGTCACTTTAGCTGGATTACCTTTTGATTGGTGAGACATTAGAAACTATACTTAGCACCTAGCTTTGTACCGTAGTTGTTGTCAGCGTCTTCCACTTGTGCGAAAGATACTTCACCATAGACACCAAGTTTATCCGTAGCAGAGATACTGCCACCAAGCTTGCCAGAGAAATTAGACTCAGCATCAACGCCATCAGCAGCATTAATCGTCTTACCGCCTTGGATATAATATGCAAGGGAACCGAGTTCATTCTCATAACCTATGTGTAGGTCTGTAGCTCTTGATGTGTAATCTGAACCAGTGTAGTTAGCATTTGATTCTACGTTTACATATGGTCCAGCCATTGCAGGTGTAGAAACAAGAGTGGTTGCTAGGACAAGTGCAAGTTTTTTCATTGTAATTAATTAGATAGTTTTAGTGTAAATAACAC